AGGTCGATCTGCCATTGCTCTTCATATTGCCGCTCACCGTTGATGAAGGGGATCTGGCGGGCTGGCCCGGCGTAGAGGGGGGCGATGCGGGGCGGCGGTGTGGAGAGTGGGGGTGGAGGTGTGCCGGAAGGTGCATCGGAAGCGGCGTCTGGTGCCATGGCGGCCGGAGTGTTTGGGCAGGTTATCTTTTGGGCCGGTGTGCTCTGGGCGACTGTATTTTGGTGAAAAGCCGTGAAGAATTCAGAGGCCCACCCATTCTGGAACAGGGTGCTCAGGCGCTGCGTGTTATCCGCCGCCCCCTGCCCAAACAGGCTGACCTGCACCGTGATGTCCTGCTGTTGCAGGATGATCCGCGTATTGGCGGTATAGCGCGTGGCGCTGGTGGCAATCGGCTGGTGCATGAGCAGCGCCATGAGGGCAAAGGGGCCGTTGGGCGCGGCCATGCGGTTTTGTCTGGCCAGCAGAACCGGGAGGTCTGGCGGCAGGATGGTTTGTAAAAAAGCCCGTAGCGCCGTGGTGGTTGCCGCCGTTACGGGGGGCAGACTGACGGACGCTGTCGGGTAACCAGAAGTTTCGACCATTGGCCGCCTCCCCATGTTTCGGGCTGGCCGGTGACCAGCCATTCCGAGCCTTCAAACACCAGAAGGTCACCGCCAAACTGGTGGGCGCGGTCAATACCTTTGAGTTCTGCGGGCAGATAGACCACGCGGGTGTCTGTGCTTTGGTTAAGCCCCGCGACCTGTGTGAGATCCGCGCTGGAGGCGGCCTGCACCATGATACGCAGCAGGATATCCACATAATGCGGGATGACCGTGCCATCAGGCTGTGTGGTCGTGCCCTCCTGCGCGCGCAATGTGGCGAGGATGGGGGGTGCGAGGCTGCTGATCTGTGCTGCGGCAATGCGGAACAGGCTGTTCATGCCTCCACCTGAAAGGTGACGCTGTTTTGCAGGGTTCCTGTTTCCACCAGAGGCTTATCAAACCCCTTATGCCGGATGGTGGCGGGGGCATTGGGCGGCGTGTGGGTCTGGTGGATGGTTTGCGTGATGTCGGTTTGCATGGCCTTCCCGACCGTGGTGAGCGCCTGTGTGGGCGTGCTGAGGCGCTGGACAAGTGTTTGCAGAGCGTGCCGGGTGTCCCCTGCCCTGCCGGGTGTGCGCAGGCTGGTTTTGAGTTCTTGTGCCAGCAGGCGCACCCATGCGGTGCGGCGGGTGGCAACAGTCTGGCGCAGGAACGGTCGGGGTGGGATGACGATGCTGTGCCCCTCCCTGCCCCGCACCACCGCGCCAAACTCCTGCACGGCGGCTATGGCGGCGACGGGGGTGCCGTCTACTTCCGTCGCCGTTTTGAAAAATCCTGCTCTGACGTTGGGGTTTCCGGCGGGTGGTGCGGACGGCATGGTGGTGGTCATGCTGGCGGGTGCGGAAGGAAGAGGCATGAGGGGGATGCCTTATTCTGGTGCGGGAGAATGCCGACACGAGAGGGGCCGGTGGAGAGGAGCGTGCGCTGCGGATTTAGGCGTGCGCTCAGGGCCATGTGAGCGGGGTTTGGGGGTAGCCGGGCACGTAGCGGGCGGTGCGCAGGAAGGCGGTGGCGGCCCAGTAGGCCGCGCCGTAGGGAGTTTGCGCCCACCATGCCTGTGCGGCGGTGACTGGCCCCATATCGGCCTCGACCGCGACGCTGCCCATACGGGCTGATGTGATGCGGCCTACCAGTGCGGGTTGCTCCGGGCTGGTGGTTTGTGTCGGCGCGCAGGTGGACGCTGTGGTATCCCCTGCCCCGCCCGCACAGACGCTGGAACTGGAGCCCGAGCCGCTGCCGAAGCCCAGTTGCGCCAGATGCGCGGCGATCAGCCACAGCAGGGCGGCGCGGCGTGTGGGGTTTTTGACAGGCGAGGTGTCATCATTCGCGAGGAACAGGCTCGCCTGATCGAAACAGGCCTGCGCGCCCTCTGCCCCGAGTGTGGCGAACAGCGCAGGGTAGCGGGTTTGCCAGGCCTGGGCATCAAACAGCACGGGAGGCATGCAGAACTCCTTGAGGAACAGGCGGGCAAACCGCGTTGGTGTGTGAGGGGCAGAAATGCCGGTGGCGTATCAGACCGGGGTGATGCCGGGGGCTGGGGTGGCCGGGTTCAGGGGTTCTACGCCGGTGCGCAGGGCGGCCTGTTCCCGCGCCTGTCCGGTGGCTTTATCCAGCGTACTCTGTGCGAAAATCAGGCCGCTTTTGAGCAGCGGGAACTCCGCATATTTGCGGGACCATGCGGCCCAGAAGTCTGCGGGGATGGGGGTGAGACCATAACCGCCGATAACAGCCGAGGCGCGGGTGCCTGCCAGCTCATGCCGGGTTTCTCCCAGCGAGAGGACGAGGCCGTTGGGCAGTTTGCAGCCGATGGTAACGGTGGAGGGTGAGGCCATGCCGGAATGGTCCTTTGAAACAGGCTGTTGGGGGAAGGAGAAAACCGCGATGTGCGGGAAATCCCCCCCGGGTGTGGCGGGGAGGAGGCGGTTACAGGCCCGTCATGGTGGCGATGCCGGCGGGGACGTAGATGATGGCGCCCCATGTGCCCTGAGAGAGTTTCTGCTTCCATGCGGAGGCATCCGTCACCACCGCGTGGGTGCGGAGTTTTTCCGTAAAGGCTGTTTCCGCCGTTTTCTGCGCGCCGACATGCTCGGCCATAATCTGCATGGTCTGGCTGGCGCTGCCTGCGGCGTCCCCATACTCCACGGCCTGCACAAAGCGCAGGTTGGGGTATGTATCTTTCAGCAGGGAGGCGGCAGAGAGGCCGAAGCTGTTGCGGCGGGTAAGCAGGCCCATGCGCGTGGGGGACAGGCCGAGGACCATCGGGGTTTCCGTATCCACCAGCCCGGCCGTCTGGCTGCGCAGCTGGTTGATGAGGGCAATGACGTCATCCTGCCGTTCTTCCGGCGTGGCGGCGGCCCAGCTGGTACCACCTGCGGCCTTGACGGCGGGGGTGATTGCGTCCGGCAGGCGCGGGTCGTTCAGGTAGCCATACAGACGCAGGCCATTGATGCCGAAAAAGTATGTCTGATTCTGGAACTTGTTCAGTTTCAGTGCAGCGGCTTCCCGCAGGCTGGCGGCCCACTGGAGGCGGGCCTGACCGGCGAGAGCCAGCTCCATTTCCCCCCATGAGACAAACACCTGATAGTGGTAGGACTGGCGATCCGGGTAGGTGGGGTTCAGGCTGACCTGGCCGTTGCTGTTCCAGTCGCCATAGCTGGAAACTTCGCCGGTGGTCTCGATCATCGGGAAGATGGCGGTGCGGGTTACCCAGTCGCCCTTGCGGACCTCGCCCAGCAGTTCGGCGGCGCGCATGGGGGCGAAGGCGACTTTGATGAGGGCCGGGTCCACCCATGCGCTCATGAAGGCCGGAATGCCGCCGCTGGCGGTAGTGGAGAGCGTGGGCTGGGCGTCCTGCGCCAGAGCATCTGACGCCAGCAGACTGTTGGCGATCATGCCGCGGGCTTCCGGCATGATGAAGCCGAGGCGGTTCAGTTCAGCCAGTTGTGTTGTGAAATCGCTCATACGGCGTGGCTCCAGCTTGAGATTTTGACAAGTTCACCCGCAGCGCAGGCTGAGGCGGCGTAAAAGCGGGTCTGCACGGCACCGGCCACGGTAGCCCCGGCTGCTGCGGTGGCGATGCTGCCGTTTGTGGTGGACGCAAACACGGCCTGACCGGGTGTTGCGGCGGTGGTGCTGGTGGCCCAGAAATCCCCTGCCGTGAACAGGTTGACCGGGAAACCCTGTGGGATTGTCAGGCTGCTTTCATCAAACAGGCTGGCAATCTGGCCGGTGAGATCCCGATGCACAAAGCCGTCCGGAGCGATGGTGGTGCCGCTGGCGGGCGCATTGGCGACGCTGCGGCCATCCGTCTGCACCCAGCCGAAAGCGCCGATGGTGCACCCTCCGGCTGCGGCGACCAGTGCGCCCTCTCCTGCCGGAAAGGTGGCCGTGGGATTGAGGGAGGCGAAATCACCAGGCAGGCCGGGAGCGGGCTGGGTGTTAACCTGAGTCTGAAATGCCATGACTTATGCTTTCACCGTAATGCGACCAAGACCGAACGTGTCCCGAAAAGACACGGTCTGTTCTGCATCCATGCCGAGGGGGCTGGTTTGTGTTTTCAGGCGGGCGACCTGCTGGAACAGCGGTTTGTAAGCGGCTTCCGGCAGGTCCGTGAGGTCCACGCCCTGCTCCCGCAGCGCAAACCCATAGACTGCGGTGGCGCTATCCATTGCGACGTTGCCCACAAACGGGCGCACTGCATCCCGCGCAGCGTGAAGGGCTTCCATCCGGCGGATAACCTCCACTTCCGCCTGCTGCACGGCCTGTGTGAGAGCGGCGTCCATGGTGGTGGACTGGGTAGCCGGGGGCGTTGTGGAGGACGGGGCGTGCGGCAGCGGACCCGGGGTTGAGGCGGCCGGAGAGGTGCTGGCCGGGGGCGTGCTGACTGTACCGGGCTGAGAGGCCACGGAAGGCGTCGGATGGGAGATTGAAAAAGTGTTCGTCTGCACGGAAGGATTTTCAGTCTGTGGGGCCGCAGTCTGGGCGGAGAAAGAGGCCGACGGGAGGGACTGAGACGGTCCGGGCTGTGGGGGCGTGGGGTGTGTCATGAAGGTAGGATCCCTGTGGGGCGCGGGAGCGGCATCGCCAATAATGGCGGTTTTCACGCGCGGCTGGGTGACAAGGGCGAGGTGGTTGAAGGTGATGTCCGTCATGGTCAGGCTGTAGGGGATGCCGTCCTGCACGCCGCCCTGCGGGAGGGCGCGGTAGCGGTAGCCGGCGGAGACGGCGCGCTGCTGCCCGCTCTCGACGCGGATTTCTCACACTTGAGGCAATTTCGGGTCAT